AAGAAGATACTTATAGTCGTCCCAACTACATCCCTCGTTGAGCAGATGGTCAATGATTTTATTTCTTATGGGTGGAATGCTACTGCTCATGTTCATAAAATTTATAGTGGTAAGGATAAAAATACTGACAAACCTATTATAATATCAACTTGGCAATCTATCTACAAATTTCCTAAAAGATATTTTGATGATATTGATTGCGTAATTGGTGATGAAGCACATCTCTTTAAGTCAAAGTCATTGACAGGTATCATGACTAAGTTACACAATGCCAAGTATAGGTTTGGTTTTACTGGTACTCTAGATGGGAGTAAGACTCACAAGTGGGTACTAGAAGGTTTGTTTGGTAAGTGTGAACAAGTAACTAAAACAGATGATCTAATCAAGGAAGGTTACCTTTCTAATTTTAGGATAAAAATTCTACTTTGTAAACATGCTCCGCAATATTTTGAATCATATCAAGATGAAATAGAATATCTTGTAGAGCACAAAGGTAGAAATAACCTCATAAAGAATCTAGTCAAAGACCTAGATGGTAACACCCTAGTACTATTTAACTATGTAGAAAAGCATGGCACACCATTATACGAATTGATAAATAATAATGTAGACTCCGCACGTAAAGTATTTTTTGTGCACGGAGGAACTGACGTAGAGGATAGAGAAGAAGTACGCAATCTAACAGAGACGGAATCTAATGCAATCATCGTTGCCTCTTACGGCACCTTCTCAACTGGAATTAACATTAAGCGTCTTCACAATATCGTGTTCGCTTCACCGTCAAAGTCCAGAATCAGAAACCTACAATCAATTGGTAGGGTTCTTAGGAAAGGAGAAGGTAAGGACATAGCAACGTTGTATGACATTGCAGATGACATTGGTGGACAGAACTATACGCTGAAGCATTTGAATGAAAGAGTAAACATATACAACAATGAAAACTTTAAGTATGAAGTTATAAGAGTAAACCTTAGGGCAAACTAATATGAAAGACGAAGAATTTTGTTCAACAATTAAAATCGTAACTGGTGAAGAGATAGTAGCGAAGGTTATCTATCTTGAGGATGAAGATAAGGTTATGTTAGAAGATCCTCTTCTTGTAGAAGTACAGAGACAAAGAAAGGGTGCATTGGAAATTGCTGGTTTCGCTTTCAAAGAATGGATGTCGGCGACGTTTGAGGATATGTTTGTTTTGAATCGGGAACATATCGTAACAATGTCTGAAGTAGATCCTACTATAAAAGAATTTTATGAAAAAACATTGGAAAGAATGAAGAGTGGTAAAACCTTAGCAAACACTGCAGACAAGTTGCCTAGAAAGTCAGGCTACGTCGGGTCGGTGTCCAAATTCAAGAAGTCTTTAGAAGATATTTTTAAAAAGAGCTAAGATCAACCTTAAACCCGCTACACGGTTAGTGTACTGGTTATCTAACAGTTTGTCAAGTACCTTTACAAAACTCCTTTCATTTGCTATACTAAAGACATCATTCAACGCAGTAATGAAAAGAAAAAAAACTGAGTACTATGTAAACAATAAAGAATTTCTCGCTGCGATTACTGTTTATCGTCAGAAAGTTCATGCTGCCGAAGAAGCGGGAGAAGCAAGACCCAGAGTTACTAATTACTTGGGGTCTTGTTTTTTAAAGATCGCAACACACCTGTCATACAAACCAAACTTTGTAAACTATATGTTTAGGGAGGATATGATTTGTGATGGAATAGAAAACTGCTTGCAGTACATAGATAATTTTGACCCCGAAAAATCAAAAAATCCTTTTGCTTATTTCACACAGATTATATACTATGCGTTTCTAAGACGTATACAAAAGGAAAAGAAACAATTAGAAATCAAAGGAAAGATACTAGAAAGGTCTGGATTTGATGAGGTAATGCACACAGACCGATATACTGGTAACATGTCAGGTATGAATGCTTCTTATTCTGACATGGGTAGCATCAAAGAAAACATAGAAACCAAAATGAATCGCTAATGCCCAACGACTTATATGATGACATGCGTAGATTAAACGCATTGTATGAAGAACTTATGTGGAGTCACGATGATGAGTTACAATTTATGATTGAGAACGGACGCATCGTTATTTTAAATAAAACACATGAAGAGTATATTAAGAAGACACACTAGAGAAGTTGAAAGAATGAATCGCTTTGAACGTAGACTTGCTGTTACAAGAAAACTCAGAGAGATGTTCCCAGACTATCGTGGAGTCTACAAGTTTACCGAATACCAGTTTATTGATTATGAAAGAATTTGATTATGACCTCGATTATAAAAGACTTGACTTTACAGACGAGGAGACTCGTAAACTATATCGTATTGGAAGAGGGGAGCAAGGGGTTCTATTGGTTCGCCCTTATACTAACGATATATGTGCTCATTGGAGATTTAAGACTCCAGAGATTGCCATGATGTCTGCACATACTATTTTCGACATGTATCTTGATTACCTAGAAGAGAGAGACTTTATAGGTATGGATATGTGTCGTAAATTTTTAGAGATGGGATTTACTAGATCAAGACGTTATGCCAACCATCATACAGGCAAGAAATATGACGAAGAAGGAAATGTAAGACCCCAAGAGAAAGACCATGCCCATTGTAAATATGCTAAGTCTGCTAATATATTTAAGAAAGTTAGAGACATGGTTGCAAAAAATGACACATATGTTATGATGAGAAAACAATGGAGAGCATCTGAATGAATATATTTGTTACCGACCCATCACCAACTANATCTGCTAGACATCTACCTGACAAACATATTGTCAAGATGCCTCTAGAAACTTGTCAAATGCTATCTATAGTATGCTCCGACAAGTGGGGTCACAGTTACGGTGATCTACATCGTCTTGATGGTCAAGCATACAAGACAGAGAAAGGTGCATTCCGTAATCATCCATGCACTGTATGGGCAAACTCTTGCCTAAAAAATACATGGTGGTTACTTGCTCATGGTCTCGCTCTTTGTGACGAGTACGAGCATCGCTATAACAAGTCACATAGTTGCAAGAATACATTGATAGAAGCAACAACTATCATACCTCTTGCTACAGATNTATGGCATGATGTACCATCATCATTTACATTTGCAGGTCCTGACGAGTTCAAATACGANACAAGTATTGACATCTTCACTGCATACAAACGCTATGTTGCATCTAAACCTTGGGTTGCTACCAACTATCTTCGTGACCCATCTCGCAAACCAGATTGGATAAACTAATGGGAACAGAAATGTTAGCTATAAGAGATCTATTGCTGTCTTGTCCACCTGTATATACATTACCAGGTACTTGGACTAAATGCAATGCAATCATACCACACTATAATGCAAATCCAAATATTACTTTTGCTATTTCATTTGTAGTAATTGTAGTATTGTTAGCAGGATTTGGAGTGTATAAAGCATTCTTTGCAAACGAAGGATTAGCAGATCCTTGGGATGACCATGATGATTAATCCTCTATATCATAATAATTTTTTTACTGAGGAACAGTGGGAATGTATTAGAGTGTGTGTAGCAAATGCACCGATACCTTACGACATCACTTTGAAAAAAATTCCTGCTGAGATCCTAGCAAAGATAGGAGAACCAAAACCACGTAAGGGTGAAGCATTAGAAATCCCATACTATGATTTGTCACCCTACGGAATTGAACCTTTAACATGAAACTAACTCAAGAACTAATTGATAAAATACAGGAAGCAATGCTTCACACCAAAAAAGATGGTACTGTTAATTGGAAAGATACTGATGAGATTGAAGTACAATTAGCAGGAACATTTGCTGCTGATAGATTTATTGTTATTAAGAACAGGACAAAAGATCCAGTAGTTTCTGCTGCTCCACATCCTTACTTTGATTATGAGAAAGGTGTCTTTACTAAAGATGGTAGAGAAGAATACATGAAGGAGTTAAAGAAAAATGAAAATAGCACTAATAACTGATCAACATTTAGATGGACGTAAGGGTTCTCTTCCGTTCTGGAATTACTTTCAAAAATTTTATGATAACATATTTTTTCCAGTTCTTGAGAAAGAAGGTATCACAACGGTATTTGACCTTGGCGACACCTTTGATAATAGAAAGTCTCTGGATTATAATACTTTTAACAGAGTTAAGACTAATTACTTCGAGAGGTTAAAAGATTATAAGGTACATATGATTCTTGGTAATCATTGTACTTACTATAAGAATACTAATAAGATAAATTCTCCTGAGTTATTACTAGAAAACTATGAGAATATAACTATCTATTCTTCACCAGAACATATAACTGTTGGTGGTAAAAATTTTCTTATGATGCCTTGGATTAATTCTGGGAATAAGAAAGAAGCAGTAGAAACTATGAAGAGTAGTAATGCTGATATCATGTGTAGTCACATGGAAGTTGATGGGTTTGAAGTTACACCAGGCATGCATTTTGATGGTGGATTTTCTGTGAGTGATTTTAAAAACTTTGATCGTGTATGGTCAGGACATTTCCATCACAAATCAAAAAGAGGTAACGTACAATACCTTGGCAATCCTTATCAGATGTATTGGAATGATTACAAAGATTCTCGTGGATTTCATATCTATGATACTGAAACTGATAGACTTAAATTTGTCAGAAATCCTTACGAAATATTTGACAAGATCTTCTACGATGATGCCAAGTATGACTACAACAAATCAAATGTATCTGATTATAAAGACAAGTACATCAAGATCATCGTTGAAGAGAAAAGAGACTACCGAATGTTCGAGACATTGGTTGATCGCCTTTACAACGTAGGAGCACATGATGTCAAGATAGTGGAAACCCTAGTTGACACAGATGACATTGATGATGTAGACTTAAAGACTAAGGATACAATGACTCTTTTGAATGAATATATTGACGAAGTGGATATAGCTGTAGACAAATCTTCACTCAAGAATGT